GAACGGGATTGTCGATTTTATAAAAGACTCGTCTTTCAAAAGACTCGTCAATATCACCTTCTCCGTTCGTACTGTCATAATCAACCCTCACTTCTTCTGCTACCTGATCCTGAACTAAATCCATCAGAATGTTTACCAATAACTGATCAAAACTTTCTTTCATATCATCAGGATATTGCACATCACGAATTTCTTCCGGTATATCAATTACCTCAAATTGATATTCAATCTGAGGCTGCTCATCTTCACTCTCCGGTTTCTTAAACCGAAAATCACCATACTTATAAACTAAACCAGTAAAGGGTCCAAGTCTAATCTGAACTACACCCTCATCATCGCCATCTGGATCTGGTATTAAATGATAATAATCTTTAATTTCACTGTTCTCCCACATCTTCATTCTCCTTCATTGCAGAGCCATAAAGAAATTCTTTCTGACACGCCTCATCAATTTTATCTAGGATCTCCTCGGTAAAGTATCGGTTAGGATCTTTAAGAATATCCTTGGCAAACTTCTTCGTTCCATCAGGAAGTTCAATCCGAGTAGAAACTTTATTGAAAATTTCATGTTCAACAGCAAGCTCAATCAAACCATAGTATCTATCAAGACCTGTATCATAACGAAGAATCACATCAACCATCTTGTTTTCCTTTGTAAGACGAGACTTATAATTACGACAATGAATAACATTACCAATTACATCTGTACCATCCTTTTCCTTTCGCTTTGAAAGAAACACAATAGAATCAGCAGAATACTTTAATCCACTACCACCAGCAAGTTCCTTTGTTGGATACAAACTCCCAATGCTATCGTATGTGTGATTTGTAACAACCATAGGAATACCCAGCTTACCAAGCGCAATTGTCAACACACGAAACGCGCCCTTGATCATAGGAGCCCGTGTCATGTCACGCTTTTCAGAACCGGAAGCAACATCAGAAACTTCCTTGCTCGTAGACAACTGACCAAGACTATCCAGACAGAATAGTAGTGGATGACGATCACTCTCAGGAGTCTCTTCGACTCTCTTGAGAATAACCATTGCCTGTGTACGAAACTCCTCTACCGTGGATACTGGAAGCATCGTTACACGCCTGCTATCAATACCACGTTCCTCAAACATTTCGCTAGTAATAGCCGACTCACTCTCAAAGAAAATAACACCACCTGTTGGATTGTCTGTAAGAAATTGTCGAACAATCCCCATCAAGAAAAACGTCTTTCCTGTCGCAGACTCACCAGCAAGTGCAGTCACCTTGTTGCCCGGTAGTCCCTTGTAAATAGAACCAGAAAGCAATGCATTTAAAATATAAGAGCCCGTATCAGTATAAGATGTCACATCAGCATACTGGTCAACAAACGGATTCACCTTACTCAAATCACCAAGAAAATCAAATGTTCCACTCATAATTTACCTTCTCCATAACTACCCTCTTCGTTTTCAAAATAATCAACAAGATCCTCATAGCCACCAATCAATTTTGGCCCCTTAAAGACCTTAGGAACCGTTGGTCGCGTATCATATTTTTCGGCTATGTATTGAAATTCTTCTTTAGATATTTTATCAGGAATCTTAACTTCGGTAAATGAAATACCTTTACTCCTCAATAACTTCTTAGCCAAACCACACCACTTACAGTTTTTCTTAGAAAAAACAGTAATCGCAGTCAATTCAATTTCTTCCATTACTTCAACTCCTTGATCGCATCACAGATTCCATACTTCTTTGCTTCTGGGGCACTCAGCCACACATCATGCGGTGGAAGTAGAACCTCGCGAATCTTCTTTTCCGTCATACCTGTACATTTCTTATAATGATCTGTGATCATCTTTGAAGACAATTCAAATCCCCTGCTTGCAGTGAGCAACTCATGTTCCTTGCCCCACTTACCCCAAGAATACTGATGAGATAGAATTGACGTATTCGGTGTAAGAATACGATGCCCCTTTGCTCCTGCCATAAAGATCATCAATGCTGCGCTTGACACTTCACCTAATCCAATTGTATGAATCGGAATACCAGAACCTCGCATAGTATCAATAAGAGCAAATGCGTCTGTCACGCTGCCGCCACCAGAATTAAGGATCAATGTCAAATGTTCTGGCTGTGTTGCTGATAGATTATTCTTAAAGATCCACTCAATTGCTGGTCTAACCGAATCGTTCTTGATGTCATCCATAATCATCATGACACCAAGTTTATCTAAAGTATCATCCCCTCCACCAAAAAGCGCACCCAGAACATCTCCGGGGTTTGCTGCTTCTACCTCTTGCTCTTCCGCGTTTTCATTATTCTTCATCATCCAAAAAACCTTTCCAGTGAATTTGTTGGTTCCGGCTTCCACCCGACACAATCCAACAATACTTTAATAGGGTCAAGAAACGCCTTGACAAATTGTTTATCATAATCAATAAAATTGCTCAACCCAAACTCTTCGGGTAGATTGTTTGTAATAGAGATTACAGGCTCATGGCTGGGATTAGGCATATTCAAATACAAAAACTTAATCTTGTCGCCATCCATAATTCTTTGATACTGCTTATCCAACTTATTCTCCCTAATCAAACGATTGTATATAATTGAACCCTTTACATGAATGGGGGTATGTTTTATATAGGTGTCACCATCTGTATATTTACCAACACCATTCACGCCGCGCGGAAAAGCAACATCTTCCGCAGGGAGAGAATAAAACTCCTTTCTAAATTCTTTGATGAATGCCTGTGCATCACTCTCAGAACCACTCATGATAATGGTCAATGCATCCTTAATCTTTTGCCGACAGACCTCGGGAGTTGAAGACTTAACTGCCTCAAGACCCATGACCTTCAGCTTGGGTTCGCTATAACTCACACCCTCGTTATTATAGACACTCAAAACATATCGTTTCTTGGCTGTCCACAATCCCTTGGATGCGATGGCTTCTCGTTTCATCACCATCTTCTGATCATATGCATTCATATAATCCGCAAGCTCATCATAGCACTTGTCAATATAAGGCTCTAGCTTCTCCGAACAAACTTTGTCAAGAAAATCCACCACCTTTTTCGTTTTAACAGTTTGCACAGTTCTTCCAAATACATGATTAACAAGTTTATCAAGAGATATGTATATACTGTCAGTATCAGAAGCAACAACAAAATCCTCATCCGTCGTCTCCAAGAGTTTATTTAAATATTTATTCATTTTACTCTCTATCCAACGAATGGAAAGCTGACCGGCTTTGGTTACAGCCTCCGCGATACGAAGATCGTAGAACCTGAAATACTGATTACCCAACGCACCATAGGCACTGTTCAACTGAACCTTTCGGGCAAGCTGATCGTTATTGTGCTTGGAAATCAAATTCAGATACTTCTGCTTTTCTTCTCCTGTTGCTCCTTCTGCCAACTGCTGACATTCAAGCATCTTCTTCTTAGAAGTCTTTCGCTTATTATAAAGATCCTCCAGAATCTCTGGAAGGAAACCTTGTGAATCGCGCTTGAAGAACATGATGTTTGGAGTAACCGTAAGGTTATCTCGCTTCAGCAGCGATGTATCAAACTCCTTATCAATAAGTTTACCATAATTGGAAATGGTATCCCAAGGACCACGCTTCAAAGAATCAACAAGATCCTCGTTTGCATTTTCCTCTGGAATCAACTTCTCAGGACTCAAGTTATACTGCATCATCAAGTGAGGATACAGGGAGTTCAAGTCAAAAGAAACAACCCAGTTATGAGCGCCCACTTGAGGTTCCTTGACATAGGCACCCTCAAACTGAACATTCTTGTCGGCACTCTTTCGGGGCGGAAGCACGATGTCCTTCTTGCGAAGGTGGTGGTAACAAATGCTATCCCACATACGCACCTGCGAGAACACATCACCCAAGTTAACCTTGGCTGAATACGCAAGTGCGACTGCCATCTCAATCAGCTTCATCTTGTTATCAAGACGCTCGACAAGCTCCACATCTTTTACGTTATACTCAATGAACTTATGGTAGTCCCTCTTGTACAACGTATGCAAACTACCAAACTCAGAATACGATAGCTTTCGCTCGCCGAGTTCTACATTCGCAATATAGTCAAGACGATAGCTTTCCCTATTAGTATAAGTAAACTTCTTATACATGTCAAGGTAATCCAAAGTGGCAATACCACTAAGATCGACATTCATCTGGTCTTGACCAAAGCCGGATTGAAACTTACGAATGGAAGCATACTTCCAAGGCGAAAGTCTACGGGCAGTCTTTTCGTCGTGCAGACGACAAAGACGATTGTAAAGATATGGAATATCAAATCCGCTTACATTCCAGCCCGTGACAATATCAGGGCTATACTCATTCCAAGTATGAAGAAAACTGTCAAGAAGGTCACGCTCATCATCACACGAAACATAAAGGATGCCACGCGCTTTAAGTGTCTCCTCAATTTGACAGCCCTCCGGTTCTCCGAAACCAAAAACATAGAAATAATCATTAAACTTAACTGCAATTGAAATGACCGGAGAGGCAGCACTTTCGGCATGAGGAAACCCCTCATCTGACGCAACCTCAATATCAATATTGGCAATTACCAATTTATTGATATCATATTCAATATCATCAGGATACTCGTCCCCAATGAAAGCAAACGCAAAGTTATCATTCCCGTAAATTTTATAATTGGGAATGTCCTTATATCCATCTATGAACTCACGCGCAGCATTTAAATGCTCAAATTGCATGGGCTTGACACTAAGACCATTCAAAGTTTTGTACTTAGATTCTTCTTTAACGGGAACGAATAGAGTCGGTGAATATTTTACCTTTTTCCGAAAGCGTTCACCAATATCATCAACACCGCGAAGGAATATTTGATTCCCAACGGCTTTCACATTAGTATAAAAACTCATAATATATAAACCTATTTTTCTAGTGCAGAAACCCTTTTCTCTAAATCTGAAACACGGGTCGCTAAATCAATATCCATGCCTATCGCTCCAAACTCATCTAAGTTTAGAACCTTACGATAATTAAAGACGGGGCATAATTTATCGGAGACTTCACAATGACCATGAAAGGTTAAGTTTGGTATCTGGTCATTTATATCATTACATAAATCTACAAGAGTTTTGAATTGTCTTTCAGTAAAATCATCAGGATTAAGTCCAGAAAGGCAAATCGCAATTGTTCCAGCATTGTGCCCCCTTTGTGCGGCAGGAGAATTGGATAACTTTCTACCAACCTGAAGTTCGCCGCCAGAAGTAATAAAGAAATGATAACCAATATCACTCCAACCCTGTTCCTTATGCCAACGTCGAATCACTTCAACATCATCATGGCTCGGATTATTTGTTGCAGAGCAATGTAGAAATATGCGATCAATTTCTCTCTTGGGTCTTTTAAACTTATACTTTGACATTAACTTACTCCTGACATAAGAGAAGGGGGGAGCCGAAGCTCCCCCCTAAGAATGGACGTTCTATCCATTCAATACCTGCGGACCTTCCGCAGAATCATCATCAATTCCATTATTGATTTTAATCGTTTTGGGCTTTGCCTCTTCGGGGATCTCATTCTTTAAAAACACTGAAAGAAAACCATCTTCAAAATGGGCACCCGTAACACGAACCGTAGGGCTCAACGTCCAAGTGCGCTTGAAATTGCGCTCGGCAATTCCCTGATGGAGTAGCTTTTCTCCTCCACCAGATGCACTATGATCCTTATGAGATTCAATAGTTAGCTTATCCTCCAATACAGTAATTGAAAGCTCCTCTTCCTTGAATCCTGCAACTGCAAGTTCAATTCGGAAATCCGTTTCGTTTACCTTTACAATATTGTAAGGTGGGTATGATGGAGCCTGCGCTGACGCAGTGCCTGTTGAAACAAGCCGATCAAAGATTTGATCAAAGCCCACAAGAAACGGATCGTTCCTCAGTTCGTTAAAAATACTAGCCGGTACTAATCTTGTCATATTGTTCTCCTTATATTTAAGCAAGATTTTTATTTAACAAACCCATTTGGCATTTGTTAAATCTTATTATAGCACCCTTATGTTATTTGTCAAGGGGCCGTCGTGATTATTTTTTATTACCAATGTTATACTTGGCAATAAGATTCCATTCGTTCTTATCTTTGTGTGTGATTATCTTTACCTGACCAAGAGGAACCACAGGATCGGCGCTCTTCTTTGCATCAGTTAAACTTAATAAACCCCACTCTGCCAATAAGTTTACAATGGTATTTCTTCGACCAAGATCATTTTCATTAAAGTTAGATGCCTTACCATCTAAGGCAAAAAGCTCCTTAAAATGAACAATATAATACTTGCTTCGCTTATGCAATATGTGGCATGATTGAAACAGAGTCTTATCCTTACGGCTGGCAATACCAATACGAGTAAGGGTTTCTCTAACCTTCAGAAAATCTTCATCGTCTGCCAATTCAACTTCAACTAATGTATCTAAGTCAACTCGTACAGACTTCTCATCGTTTCTTTCGTCTCCCATTTTGAAGTCCACCTCTTTCCAATCGTTTATGAATAAGAGATAGTTGTTCACCTGTCAACACTTTCGCAATCTCATGAGCCTTTCTGTAATTACAAGAATAATACTCCCTAATCGCATCAATGTCTTCATTCTTTTCAGGCTTCAACCATCTAGAAAACCGTTTCTTTCTCCTAACACTATTTAGCAGATAATCATTCTGCAAACGGTTGTCCAGATGTCCCCGCAGGTTAACTTCATTCGCATGAAGCACAGTATCCTCAAAATAAGACAAAGACCGATTGATCACAAAGGGCGGATATTCCTTCTCTGTTAGAGGGTCTTCCTCCATTAGATTCTTTTTACTAAGATTAATCGCTGTTAGAAAATCACCTAACTTTGCCATCATTTCTCCTCATTCAAAATACGCAACAAATTAGCCAACGCATATCCAAACAAAGCTCCCACAACAAACTGCATAATTATCATAAACATCACATATCCCCTTTAGGCCAAACCACTTCACCACCATCCTCATTTTTCTCAACATCTCTTTCTACATTAGAAAAGTCTCCTATGGGAACATTATCGTATGCAGTAATATTTGGAAACCTATCGGCACGACTCTCTGCTGATACTACATTATACAATACAGCAACATCATTTTCAATTGCGAAGTCATGCTCAATTTTTGTACCTTTTCCCTTTTCCCATCCGGGGCAAAAGAAAATTGCATCACATTTTCTAATAATAGCCAAATCAGATTCAATAGTATCCTCATATGTAATAATACCATCTTCATATGCCCATTCATCATTTTCAATCGGGCAAATCACTGCCCAGCCCCTTTTCATAAAACGAATAGCAAAGTATCGCATGACATTACGATTCTTCCAACAATCCTCTTTATTCAAAGTCCCACCATCACTAAAACGACCAGCAATATAGATAACAGGTTTTAGAATTTCACTCATAATAAACATCTCCATTTTCTTCACACTTCTCATCCTCATACGGAGCAATCTGTCTCCGATAGAGTTCCTGCTTGACACACTCAAGCACACCAATCACTGCATTATACTTTTCATAATTGGCTTCGCCTGAGTAATCCCGACACCAATAATCACACAAACGAGTGATAATGTAGTTCAGTGTTCCGGGGTGATATGCCATGTGACTATGACTTACGCTGTCTCTGAGTTTATCCAGCTTCTTGATAAACTTAGACAACCCAGACATACCAGTGAAGTCTGCATCATGATCAATCAACTCACGGTCTTGCTTGCTAATATACGGCATTACTCTTAATCCTCTTCATCCTCTTTCATAAACAAAATACCAGTTTCGGCACTATATCCCGATGCGAGATACTTGTCCCAAAAGTTTGTAGCGGCTTCCTTTGACACAAACGGACCAAACACCTTTGCAATTGGTTCCATATCAAACTCTACCTTTTCAAAGTCAACGATATATACGCCAACCTCTCGCTCCACAATCTGACAAAAATAGTTATCATCTTTCATTTAAATATTCTCCATAATCAATATCCACAAAACAATAAAAACAAAATAAAAAATTATTTTAATTACACATTCTCTGAATGAATATTTTTTGTATATCCACGAAGGAATTTTCATTTACTTGTACTCCAGTTCCTTCATCAATTCAGTTAAACACGCAACCAAGTTCAATTCCAAGTCGGCAACAAATGCAGACTTGTATTGATAATCGGCAAGCAAAATAACTGCCTGTGGAATACTCTGTGGCTTGACATGACCATACAATCCATCATAAACCAAACGAAAGATTCGCGACGGATCGTCATCAAGATTCTCCACCACCCACTTCCTCATGTTCCTGAAGTTCTTTTCCTTCAAGTGCTTCATAAGATCCTTGATGGACTGCTCCGTGATAGTCGTCAGAATACCTGCGTCAATCTCACCAGACACGGAGTATCGCTGCAACTCATTAATCACTCGACGAAAGTCAGGAAAGTATTTTTGAATAAGCTCCACCAAAACTTTATCGTTATATTTTATTTCCTCCTCTTTGAGAATCTCAATAACTCTCTTCATCAAACTTCTCGCAAGTCTGGGTCGATCTTTCTTGGCAAACCGAAAATCAATAACACTGCACCGACTATGGATCGGCTCAATGATACGATTCTTGAAATTACAAGTAAAGATAAATCCACAGTTCTTGGAGAACTCTTCAATAAACCCACGGAGGGCGGGCTGTGTGGATTGCGGATTCAGGTAGTCAGCCTCATCGAGAATGACAATCTTCCGCTTGCCTGTAGAAGTGATCGAAACACCAGATGCAAAGTTTCTCACATCATTGCGAAGCGTGTCGATGTTTCCGCTTTCACTTCCGTTAATGATGATATAGTCCACACCCAACTCCTCACAAAGAGCGCGGGCAACAGTAGTCTTACCTGTGCCTGCGGTTCCTGAAAGAAGGAGGTTTGGAATATCACCATTAGAAACAAACTCAAGAAAAGTATCCTTCAGACCCCTCGGAAGAATACAATCCTCAATAGTTCGGGGTCGATACTTTTGACACCAAATAAAATCATCACGAAGTTCCATAATATAATATATCCTTTCCTGAACCAGAACGCCCCCCTAGAGAAAGAATATCTCTAGAAGGGCGTTTGGGGGGTTCAGCGTCTTTCACACTTATAATAACTATTTATATCCCATTTTCCCATAAGGGAAAAATTTCTTTAGAAAGTGAACTGAAATCCAATAAATCCACCATCGGCATCTTCGCCTGTAACTGACTCAGTATGAAAGTAATTAACCGTCAACTTCGTCTGAGCAAGATCCGATACTAAAATGTTTGCTCCAGCGTCAAACCGATCTTCTGATCCTGATACTCCATCTGCATATTCAAACCGCTGATACCGAAAGAACGGCTGGGGTTGGAGTGCGAATGGAATTACAGGAATTGTTCCGTCAAGAAGGTATGATGAACCAACAGTAAAACCGTTGCCTGCATTCAGACCAACACCGGGAACATAAGGCTGATCATCCAGATCGTAATGATTATATGCAGCGTCTACAGCAAGTAGACCATAGGGGATTGCACGACTATATGTCGCATCCACACCCACTCCAAGATAACCATCCTGAACCTGAACAGCACTACCAATGGATAGACCATCCACAGCAGCAATCCCAAGATCAACACGACCGGCAAACAGAACATCGTTATTATCACCATTGAATAAACCGAAGTTATAATCAACAGAAACCTGACCTTCTACATCAGTAGAGCCAGAAACAGATGCGCCGTCACGACGACCATATCCATCAAGTGAAGACCACTTAGCAATCAGACTGGCACCTTGCCACTCTGTCCATCCATAGATGTCTAGCATTGCATTTCGCCCTGCGGGAATCAAAAGGCGACCTACCTTGAAATTCGCATAGTCCTTATACAAAGGAACAGCAAGGTATGCATCTAGAATATCCAGACTACTACCGTCTGTCTGAATAGAAACACGCGCATCAAAAACCGACTTACTAAAAGTGGCTCCAAGACGAGCATTATCTAGATTAAATTCGCTCACATCACCAGTCGCAAAGAGTGCTGATGCTCGCGCCTTTGCATCAAAAGCCACGCCGACACCGTTGTCAGCAGCAGCGTTTTCATGGCTATCAGCGGAAGAAGCCTTCGCGCCAACAACTAAAAAACATGCAAGTGCTAAAGAAATAACAAATAGCCTAATACGATCTCTCATATTGTTCTCCTTATACCCAAAGACAAACCCCGGAACATCCGGGGCTATAGTCAATGAGCAAAGTTTCATTTATTTATACTAATTAGAAACTGTAGAGTATGAAGATTCACTAGCAATCCAATACTCCAAGTCAATTTCCTTATGGGCAAAACGCCCAATTCCCTGAGAAGAAATCTTTACTTCATAATCTCCGGGGAATAGTTTAAGGTTATCCACGATAAACGTGGCAGTAAAATCCGCTTCAAATTCAACATTGTCTGCCTTCAGATCAATATCAAAACTATTTGAAGAAGACTTCGCCTTATCCGAAACATTCGCAACAAACGGATTTGTTTGAAAGCTCACATGTGGGAGATTCAAAACACCCGCAGCCTTTCGGATTGCCTTGAGATTGTCCTGCGTCAATTCAAACACAAGATCAAACGCATCCAAAGCAACAAGCGAGTCTGGGATTTGATTATTAGGAAGACCCTTGATCAACGTAGGATCGGTATACCCATACCGAATCTTCCGTCTACCAGAACTCACATCCACATAATCAGAATCAAACTCAAATTCAGGATCTTCCAGAAGACTAATGGCACCCAAGAACTGACCTAGTTCGTAAATACCAAAATCCTTCGGGAAAGTTTCGTCAACTGTTGCCTTGGCAATAATATTCTTGCCAGCAGAGATCGTCAAAATATCCGAACCCGGCTTAATTATAATAGAACCATGTACTGACGAAAAATTATCAAGAATATTAATTGTATCTTCACTGATCTTCATTATCAATTTCTCCATTATTAAGTTCACTAAAATGCATCAACAATAGAATATAATGCATTGCTTTCAATAAGTCAAGTTTATTCTTACCTTTTTTCCTTCCATACCGTGCGATGTACTTCATTGCATTCCCTTGACAAAAATGCTCCGCAACACCGATTGAATTTAGCAAGTCTTGAATTTGAGTACCATTGTCATCAGCACCAACGTAATGTTGATTGTATGTTTGTTCAATGTACTCTTCCACTTCTTTCAAATTATCTAATTCATCATATTTCCACATAATTATTTCTTAGATGCTTTCTTCTTTTCCTTCTTTCTTTTCCGACGCTCTTCAGCTTCGGCTCGTCTGCGTTCTGCTCTTGTCGCTAACTGTTCCTTATCCATCTTTGGGAATGGAATTGGTTCGGATGGAGGAAGAACCTGCGGAGGTTGAATATCCAAAGGCTTACCTGATCCTGCCATCTTGGCAACGGGCTTGTCTACAACACCGCCATGCGATGCATTAGGTAGCTGCGCGATTGCAGGAAGATTTCCAGCAAACACATAGGAACCGATATGCTGTAGCTGCATCCACGGGCACATCCAAACCTTGAAACCAATCTTCCGCGACCACTGACAGAACATGTAGTCCTCTGAAAGATAACGCTTAGACTGCGGATCAATGATTGTATCAAAGAATGCAGTAATCTCGCGAGATCCATCAAAGTGTTCCGACCGATTGTGATCTGGAAGATATGCAGCAATGTCCTTATATTCTTCAGCATACTTTTCAAATACCTTACGCTGAATACACATGAAGCCAGTGCCACCCTCAAGAACCTCTACAGGCTCACCGATTGCCATCTTTTGGGCACCACCAACAGGATTG